CGCGCCAACATGCGCCACGATAACGCTACAGACCAACCGCCGGAGTTCGACGCGCATGTTGGCGTCGGAGCTGAGCCGCTTGTTAGCGCGCTGTTTGTACAGCGGGGCGGCGTGTACTGGGACCTTGAAGGGGTTGATCCGTGGGACGAAGAGCGAGACGCGCGACACTACCCAGGACATGCGCCTGTTGTGGCTCATCCGCCGTGCGAGCGCTGGGGCCGGTACTGGGGAGGCGGACCAATGCTTCATGGGACGCCGAAACAGAAAAAGCTAGGCGACGATGGCGGATGCTTTGCTGCGGCACTCGCCGCGGTGCGCCGATATGGGGGAGTTCTGGAGCACCCGGAAGGGAGCCACGCCTGGCGGGCGCATGGCATTAACCTGCCTCCGAGGGCAGGTGGATGGGTAAATGCCGACTGGGAAGGCGGCTGGACCTGCTGTGTAGAGCAGGGAGCCTACGGGCACAGAGCGCGTAAGGCGACGTGGCTGTATGCCTTCGGAGCAAAACTTCCGTCTCTGAAGTGGGGCAGAGCGCCAGGCAAATTTAACCTGCTCGAAGACGGATTTCACAGCAAGGAGGAACGGGATAGGCTGGTCAAGACCGGTATTTGCCAGAGGCTAAGCGCGCGACAGCGGGCCGCGACACCGATCCCGTTTCGGGATCTATTGATTGGCATTGCGCGTTCCGCGGCGCGCTAACGATTGAATTAAGCGGCGCTTGCGCAGCGCCAGAATAGAACCGGCAGGACGTGAAGCGTCCGCTTGAATGACTTGTTATCTGTGGAGGTTGATATGTGGGATATGCTTTACGCATTCGGAATTGGGGTTTCGTTTGCTATTGGTATTGCCTTCGGCGCGTGGTTGAGCCGAATGGCGACAAAAGAAGGTCGCGCAGAATGGCGCGAAGAAACACGCCAGCACTACCAAACTATTGTGGGCCTACTAATGAAGAAAAACAAAGTGCTCGAAGCAATGCTTGTGACTATGCAAGGCATGGATTCTAAGAACAGATAACGGCCGCGCTAACCGGACCAACGGTGCCCCAGCGGCGACAGGCGGCATCAGTCCCTGAAAATCGTCTCATCTTTGCCTTATTTTGAGACGGCTTTCTTGGTAAAACAGTAGGCCATGTCCGAGGCCACAGACCTGCTTGCCGCCTATATCGCCGCCGAGACCGCGGTGCTTTCCTTCGGCTCCTACCAGTGGGGCGACCGGCGCATGACCCGCGCCGATCTGGGCGAGATCCGCAAGGGGCGGGCGGAGTGGCAGCGCAAGGTGGACCGGGAGGCCGAGCAGGCCGCCGGCCAGACATCGCGCTACGCCGTGGCGGACTTCCGGGAGTGAGGGTCTCGGCGGCCATCGATACGGCGATCGCGGCCATCGCCCCGCTGTGGGGTCTGCGCCGGCGCCAGGCGCGCGCCGCCATGAAGGCCTACGAGGCCACGGAGATCAACCGCACCCGCCGGCGCGTGGCCCGCGACAACCGCAGCGGGGACGCCGTGGTGCGCTCCGCCGGGACCTCCCTGCGTGCCCAGGCCCGCCACCTGGAGCGCAACCACGATATCGCCCGCGGCGCCATCGGCGTCATGGTGAACAACATCTGCGGCCCGCAGGGCGTGGGCATCGAGCCCCAGCCCCGCACCCTGGCCGGGGAGATCCACGAGGGCCTGGGCGCCGCCATGCTGGAGCTGTGGCGGGACTGGTCGCGGCACCCGGAGGTGACCTGGGCCAACGACTGGGCCGCCACGCAGCGCCTCATGTGCCGCTCCTGGGTGCGCGACGGGGAGGTGCTGGCCCAGGTCCTGGAGGGGCGCGTGCCGATGCTGGACCATGGCACCCGCGTGCCCCTGTCCCTGGAGATGCTGGAGGCGGACCTGCTGCCCCTGGACCTGGAGGATGAGGCCCGCGGCATCCGCCAGGGCGTCGAGGTCAACGCCTGGCGCCGGGCGCGGGCCTATCACCTCTACAAATCCCACCCTGGGGACAGGGTATCTATGGCCCGCGGCGCGCCGTTCAAGCGCGTGACGGCCGAGCGCGTGCTGCACCTCAAGCTCACGGATCGCATCCATCAGCTGCGCGGCGTGTCACCGTTCGCGGCCATCATCACCCGCCTGGACGACATCAAGGACTACGAGGAGTCCGAGCGCGTGGCGGCCAAGGTGGCGGCCTCCATGGCGGCCATGATCGTCAAGGGCACGCCCGATTTCTACGACCCGGACAAGACCGCCGATCCGCGCGAGATCAAGTTCACCCCGGGCATGGTGTTCGACGACCTGATGCCCGGCGAGACCGTGGAGGTCATCGACTCCAAACGTCCCAACCCCAACGTGGAGACCTACCGCAACGGCCAGCTGCGCGCCGCGGCCGCGGGCCTGGGGGTGAGCTACTCCAGCATGGCCAAGCACTATGACGGCAACTATTCGGCACAGCGCCAGGAGCTGGTCGAGCAGTGGGTGCACTATGCCGTGGTCGCCCAGGCCTTTACGGCCCAGTTCGTGCGCCCGGTGTGGGAGCGGTTCGTGGGCGTGGCCATCACCGCGGGCCTGTTGGACATCCCCGCGGACCTCGACCCGCAGACCCTGGACGACGCCCTGTATATCGGCCAGGCCATGCCCTGGATCGATCCCAAGAAAGAGGCCGAGGCCCTGGAGAAACAGGAACAGGCGGGCTATATGTCCGGCCCCGAGATCATCCGCCGCCGCGGCGCCAACCCGCGCGAGGTCCTGGAGCAGGAGGCCGCCTGGCGCAAGCGCCTGCGCGATCGTGGCGTGGTGGTCACCGCCGATCCCGCCAACGATATCCCCGCCGCCGCGGCGCCCGCGGCCACCGACCCGATGGACAACGCATGAGCAAGCACAAGACCCAGCAGCCCCGCAAGACCCAGCACAGGGTGGACCCCAACTGCTACCGGATCCGCGCCCAGGGCCGCGAGGCCGAGCTGCTGATCTATGGCGACATCGGCGAGTCGTTCTGGGGCGAGTCGACGACCGCGCGCGAGGTGGCCAAACAGATCCAGGACCTGGACGTGGACACCCTCAACGTGCGGGTCAATTCCTACGGCGGATCGGTCTCCGACGGGATTGCGATCTACAACGCCCTGCGCCGTCATCCGGCCGAGATCGTGGTCAGTGTCGATGGGGTGGCGGTCTCCATCGCCTCGCTCATCGCCATGGCCGGCGACAGCGTCGAGATGGGCGTCAACACGCTGATGATGATCCACGCCCCCTGGGGGGGCATCATCGGCAACGCCGCGGAGATGCGGGACATGGCCGAGGTGCTGGACAAATACGCCGAGGCCATGGTCGGCAGCTATGCACGCAAGAGCGGCCAGGATGCTGAGGATCTCATGGCCCTGCTCACCGACGGCGAGGACCACTGGTATACCGCCGCCGAGGCGGTGGAAGAGGGTTTCGCCGATGCCGTGGTGGAGGCCGACTCCGCCGCGCTCGAGACCGCCGCCACCTTCAACCTGGGCCGTTATCACATGCCGGCCGCGGTGGCCGCGGCATTCCGACCCACACCACACCACACAGAGGACAGAACCATGCCCAACAAGGCAACCGCAGAACAGACCCCTCCGGCGCAGGCCCAGACGCCTGCGCAGCCCGCCGCGGCGCCGCCCGCGTGCGAGCCACAGGCCCCGCCGGCCCCCAGCCCCGACGCCGTGCGCGCCGAGGTGTTCGCCGCCGAGCAGGGCCGCCGCGCCCAGATCCGCAACGTGTTCTCGCGGTTCATTGCCCGCGATGGGATGCAACAGGTGATGGACGCCTGCCTGGACGATATGGGCTGCACGGTGGAGGCCGCGCGCGCCAAGGCGCTGACCAAGCTCGGCGAGGGCGCCGAGCCCCTGGGCGGCGGCCACACCATCGAGCTGCAGGCCGATGAGCGCGACAGGTTCCGCGCCGGGGTCCAGGCGGCGTTGCTGGTACGCGCCCGCATGGCCCAGCCGGATAGCGCCAACGAGTTCCGCGGCCACTCCCTGCTGGAGCTGGCCCGGGCCTCGCTGGAGATGGCCGGCGTGCGCACCGGTCTGATGGACCGCCAATCTATGGTATCCGCGGCCTTCACCCACGGCGATAGTGATTTCACTACGCTGTTGGCCGACACCGCCAATAAATCCCTGCTCAAGGGCTGGGACGAGGCCGAGGAGACCTATCCGGTCTGGACCGTGCCTGGCGAGCTGTCCGACTTCAAGCCCGCCAAGCGCGTGGACCTGAACGCCCTCCCAGACCTGGATGATGTCACCGACACCGAGTACAAATACGGCACCACCGGCGACCGTGGCGAGACCATCGTGCTGGCCAGCTACGGCAAGCTGTTCTCCATCCGCCGCAAGGCCATCATCAACGATGATCTGGGCGCCTTCACCCGCATCCCGCAGAAGCTGGGCCGCGCCGCACGGCGCACCGTGGGCAATCTGGTCTATGCGGTGCTGACCGGCAACCCGAACATGGCCGACGGTGTGGCCCTGTTCCACGCCAACCACTCCAACCTGCTCACCGGGGCGGCCATCTCCACGGCCTCGGTGGACGCCCTGCGCGTGGCCCTGGCCACCCAGACCGATCCATCCAGCAATGCGGCCGCGCTCAACATCGGGCTGGGCTATCTGCTGGTGCCCAAGGCCCTGGAGGGGACCGCCAACGTGGTGCGCGCCTCCGAGTACGAGGTGGGCGCCTCCACCCGCAACAACACCACACCCAACAGTGTGCGCAACACCTTCGAGGTGGTGGCCGATGCACGCCTGGACGCCGACAGCGCAGCGGTCTGGTACGGCAGCGCGCGGCCCGGCGTGCACGACACCGTCGAGGTGGCCTATCTGGACGGCAACGACCAGCCCTTCCTGGACGAAAAGGAGGGCTGGAACGTGGACGGTGTGGAATACAAGGTGCGCATCGACGCCGGCGTCAAGGCGCTCGACTTCCGCACCCTGGCCAAGAACCCCGGGCCGTAGGGCGCTATTGCGGGCCGCGTATCGATTGACAATACGCCCCCGCTTCGGGGGCGGATCTAAACACAAGAGGATCTATCATGGCAACCAATTATCTACAGGACGGCGAGGTGCTGGATCACACGGCCGGCGCCGATATCGCGTCGAACGCCGTGGTCGTGATGGGCGTGCGCGTGGGCGTGGCGCTCGCCGCTATCGCCGACGGGGCCGTCGGGCCGGTGATGGTAGAGGGGGTGTTCTCGCTGGCGAAAAAGAGCACCGACGTGATCGCCCAGGGCGCCATCGTCTACTGGGATGACACCAACAAAGAGGTGACCACCACCTCCACCGACAACACCTTGATGGGCTACGCCGTCGAAGCGGCCGGCTCCGGTATCACCACCGCCAAGGTCAAGCTCAACGCCTGATGACCCTCCAGGCCCCGGAGGCCCTCAACGACGCCCTGCTCGCGGTCTGGGGTGAGTCCGTGACCGTGAGCGTGGGCGCCGTGGACACCGTGCTCATGGGGGCGTTTCGCGCGCCCTTCGTGGGCATGGCGGTGGGGGGGCTGCAGGTGGAGCGGCCGGACCCCACGGTGACATTCAAGACCTCGGACCTGACCCCCACCGGGGCCCAGCCGGGGGATACCGTGACCATCGGCGCCGAGACCTGGCAGATCGTGAGCATCAAGCCGGGGGACGGGGGCATGACGGAGCTCTTGCTGAGGGCGTTTTCGTGAGTGTGATCCGTATCGAGACCCGGGGTCTGCGGCAGACCCTCACCGCGCTGCTGGCCACGCCCAAGCAGGTCGAGACCGCCGAGCGCCGGGCGGTGAACAAGACCGCGCGCTGGGCGAGCGCCACCGCCGCCAGGCGCATCGCCGAGGCCAACGCCATCCCACTCAAGGCCATCACCCGCGGGCGCATCGGCAAGCGGGGCAGGGTGCGGGTGAGACTCGCGCGCCGGGGCGGGACCTCGGCCAGCGTGTGGCTGGGCACCCTGCCCGTGCCTGGCGCCTACGCGGGACGGCTGACCCAGACCCGGCGCGGGGCCAGGGCCGGGCGGCATTTCTTCGAGCGGGCCTTCCTGGCCACTATGCCCACCGGCCACCGCGGCGTCTATCGCCGCGTGGGCCCCGCCTCGCTGCCGATCCGCGAGCAGACGGTCAAGCTCGATCTCGCGGGGCGCATCGTCGCCCAGGTCCAGCGCGAGCTCCCGGCCCGCCTCAGCTCGCTGTTGCGCCAGGAGCTCCACTTCGAGCTCAACGTGAGGGGCAGGCGGTGAGCTTGCGGATGGAGTGGCTCACGCTCGCGCTGTGCATGCTGATCGGCCTGGCCCAGCCCGCCCCCGGCACCGAGGTGGCCGTGGACCCGCAAGGCGAGACCCCCTATGAGGCCGGCGCCGAGGGGCCCCTGGTCATCGAGGCGGAACGCTACCACCTCGACACCGCACAGGACGGCCACACCTGGACCCCGGAGACGACGCTGGCCGGGTTCCAGGGCCCGGGCTACCTGCGGGCCCTGCCCGAGGACGACGTCCTCACCAACGACTACAACGGCGCCCACGCCGACTATGCGGTCCAGTTACAGGCCGCAACGTATTACCCATGGATCAGGACCTGGGCACCGGACTCGGACGGGGATAGTGCGCACATAGGCCTGGACGGCAAGGCCAACACCACGGCCGACCGGATACAGGCCGCTAGCATAGGGTCCTGGAGCTGGACCAACGCCACCATGGACCCGGAGCGCGCGACCCTGGCGGTGGCCGCCGACGGCCTGTATCACCTCAATCTGTGGATGCGCGAGTCCGGCCTGGCGGTGGATCGTATCCTGCTGACCACCGACCCCACGTATACGCCCCAGGGCGATGGCCCCGTTGAGAGCACCCAGGCCGGTGACTGGTTGAGCCCGCAGGTGTTGGTGGCCGAGACCGGCGAGGCGCTGACCCTGGGCTGGGATGCGCAGCCGAACGCCGACTGGTTCGAGGTCCGGCTATTGCTGGAGGATGGCAGCTATACCCCCATCGTGCGCACCACCGAGCCGTTCTATAAGACGGCCATGCCCAAAAGCCGGGTGGTGGTGTTCGAGGTCCGCGCCGGCAACGCCGAGCAGGTCAGCGGCTGGGCCACCAGCGCCGACCCCACCCACGCCCGTGTCGACGGCGAGCCCCGCGGGTTTCTCGTGGTGGGCCGGCCTGCACCCCCCACCGATCCCGTGATCGAATAAGGAGACCCCATGGCCCGCATCAGCGCCAAGACCCTGAAACTCACCCCCAGCACCTCGCCCGACGTGGTGGGCTATCGCATGTACTACAAACCCTCCGCCGAGGGTGCGCCAGATTACGACAGCGCGTTCGTGGCGCTGGCCGGCAACGGCCCCTGGGCCCTGGGCGAGATCGCCGAGCTGCAGGACCTGGACGACGTGTATCACGTCGGTTTCACGTCCGTCGACGACGCCGGCAATGAATCGGACATCGGGGGGTTGCTCGACGGCATCCCTTTCGACCTGCGCGCACCGACCCCCCCGACCGACCCGGTGATCACGTGACCCGGGCCGATCTGGTGACCCTAATGCGCGGACTGGCCCGGGGCCTGGCGTGGGCGGCCAAGCGGATCGAGGCGGGCCAATAGTGGGGCTCAAGGATATCGACTGGGCCGGCGTCGGTCGCAGGGTGGCCGGCCAGGCCCCGCTGGTGGGCAGCCTGTTATTCGGGCGCGCCGGGGAGGCGGTCGGCGGCCTGATCGCGTCCACACTGGGCGTGGAGCCGAGCCCGAGCGCGGTGGATCAGGCCCTGAGCGACAACCCCGAGGCCCTACAGGCCATCGCCCGGCTGGAGGCCGAGCACCGCGAGCAGCTCACCCGCATGGGTCTGGAGGCCGAGACCGCGCGTCTCGCCGAGATCAATCGGACCATGCGCGCGGAGGCAAACAGCGAGCACTGGCCACAATTTTCCTGGCGACCTTACTGGGGGTTCTCCAGCGGCACCGCGTTCATTGTCGTGACAGTATTCGTCTGTGTGCTGGCCTACGAGGCGGTGATGGGCGGCAAGCCCGAGTCGATGGCCATGATTCCACAGCTCATCGGGGCCATGGCCGCCCTGTTCGCGATCCCGGGCACGATCCTGGGCGTCACAGCCTGGCATAGGGGACAGATGCAGCGCGCGCGGGCCATGGGGCGCGTCGATTGAGCCATGACTACAGACACCCCTGAGTCACAGGCGCGAACGGATGAGGATATGGACTGCCAGGCCCGCATCACGCGCATAGAGGAAAAGATCGACAAGATCTGTGAGGTGATGAGCAAGATCGCCTCCATCGACGAGAAGCTGATGACCAGTAAGGAGTCCATGGAGCGCCTGGGCCATCGCATCGACTGCACCGAGGGGCTGGCCCGCGACGTGGTGGATCGCATGCACGAGCTGGAGATCCGCGAGGTGGCCCGCAAGCACACCATGACCTGGTTGGAGCGGGCCATCTGGATCCAGTTCACGGGCGCGGTGGGGATGGTGTTTTGGTACATACAGCGCGCGACGGCATGAACCCCTTCGACGCCGAGCCCCTGATCATCGCTCGCATCCAGGCCCGGGTGCCTGGGCTCAAGACCGTGGCGAGCGCCTCCATCCTGGCCGGCGCCCAGGACATCGCGCCCTACTGCCCGGCGGCCTTCGTGCTGGCCGATGCCGGCGCCTACGGGCCCGCGCCCAGCGATGCGCGCGTGCAGGTGGAGAGCCAGCGCTGGCAGGTGGTGGTGTGCGTGGCCAACATCCGCGACCCGGCCGACGTGAACACCACCGCCCAGCAGGCCGGCGCCTACCTGGGGCCCGTCATGGCGGCGCTGATCGGCTGGCGGGCCGA